AAATAGTTTTTTGATTGCTGTTGTATAATTAGGTTTGCCATATGCAGCCATACCCATTGTTATATATTCTTCTTCGTTTGCTTTAAGACCTATTCTATCTGTTATTGCTGAGTATAATAACCCTACTGAATATGGATATTTCATTGAGTGTATCTTCTTATGATTATCCCATACCGTTAATGTTTCAAACTCACCTATTGCGTCTATCGTCAATATATTTGCGTCATCAAAAGGTGCTGTATAATATCCACCTGCCATATGTGACTCATGGTGAGATACATATTCATCAATCTTTATATTAAATTGTTTTAGATATACAGATGGTAGTTTCTTGTAATCAAATGCTTTGCTATATTGTGTGGCATATAATTGTCTTGCCTTTTTAAGTATAGGTCTTTCAAAGTAAATGACACAATCCCAAGGTCCATTCATATGTGCCTCGCTCACTATATCTAAATTTAAAAACTTATCGTTCTTAATTTGTGAGTATCTTTCAGCATGAGCAGCCCATATGATTTTATCATCTTCAACTATTGCCATAGCTGCGTCATGGTTTAAACAATTGATTCCTAAATATCTCATTCGTATAAAAATGGGTCTTCGTCTTTTGATTTCTTTTTTGTAAACCAGTTCTTTATTCTTTGTATTAGTTTTTTAATCATTTTTCTTCCTGTAAAAATTTATATGCGTATCCGCTTTTCATCTCTGCTAATTTAAATTGAGCACCTAGTAATGAATATAACCATTGTTCTCTTTTAGGCATGTATGGTTCTTCTATACAATCTAAATGTTCTAAATTTAAACTGACAGGTTTAGCAGGTGAGTGTTCACTTGTAAAACTAGGTATGCCTCTTACAACAGACTCTACTGCACACATTGAGTGCCAAGATACCATTGCCCATGCGTCTTTTAAATCTTCATGTAATGGTTTCATTAACTTTGGTCCCCATTCAGCATTATCAATATATTTGTATCTTACTCTTATTTCTCTGTCTGTATGTTGTTTTAGTTTATTTACAATCTCATTTGTCCATGTGTGTCTATCAATACCATACCATCTTGCTGTATGATAACTAGGTGGTATTACAACAATATGATTACCTTTAGTTCGCCAATCTTTTAATTCTGTTTCTTCGTATGAGTTTTTTCTAATCTCTTTATATCTGTCTTCATATTTTTGAGATGTGCTAATAAAATTCTTTTGTGTATTGTTAACAATAATTCTATACCATATATCGCCAAAGTCTTTATGAGGTACATAATTACTTGCAAAGAAATATGGTTGATCAAAGTAATAAAACTTTGTATTTGTTTCTAAACACTTTTCATATAATTCATGCGTGTTTCTAATTATACCTTGAAAGGCAACTTCTACGTTTTCTAATTGTTGATCCCATTCGGGCCAATGAAATCTATAAAATCTATCAGCTGCAACACCCTTATTAGGTCCAGGTTTTTCTGATGGTGTAAAAAACTTACTCTTTTGTTTACTAGCAAACCCTTGTATGAATTGGTCTGTCGCCCATTTTGTAGAGAACAAATAAATCATTTTTTAAATATATAATATAATCTTTTACCTGATTGTCTAGCATTACCTGATTTAATTTCTTGTCCATACTTCTCTCTAAATGCTAATAACATTTTATCTACATGAGATTGATTTAAAGGTCTACCCTCTAACTTTTGTGTTTCGTAAATCATTATACCACCATCTTTTGTCATATGATAGTGACCATTTGCGATTGCGTTTTCATCTAACTTATCATTATCTCTAACTTGTATTGTCATAGCAAAAGAAAATACAACGTCATAGGTATCAGTTGACTCTGTGACATAATCTTTAAAACCTTTTGTCACCCATGTCACATTCTCTGGCAACTCTGGCGCTTGTACAAATGGTTCTAATGCTGTTATATGTTGAAAGTCATCTGCTAGTTCTACACTAAACTCACCGTGATTAGCACCTAAGTCTATTAGTGTTTTATCTTTACCTGCATATTGTCTTAAATCTAAATTATCTATTCGCCACTTCGCACTATTACCAACATTTGATTTTTGATAATTATTCCATTCATTCTTTACCATATTATTTGCCTTTCTTAATTCTTCTGGATATTTAGTTCGGTTCTTTTTAGTCATTAATGTACCATTGATTAGTAATATCTTTAATCTATTTTCAAACACACTTGAATCCCAATGTCTTCTTATGTGATTAATAAAATCATCTTCTATTTCTAAATCACTTCCTTCAGGTAATGCGTATTCAAAATCAACTAATTTTATTATACCGTTATGCAATAATAGATTATTTTTTTGTAGTGTACCACCATACAACTTTATATTTGCATTGTCTAATGCCTCTGATATTTGCCATACATGTTCTAATAGTTCTGGTCTTGCTTTACCATCATAGGGAAATATCTGACCACAATAGGTCATCTCTATTGTTAGTTTATTATCATCACATTTTATTATTTGAGGAAAATGTTTATTACCCTCTAATCTTTTTAAGCATTCTTTTTCTCTTTGATATGATTGTTTACCACTACCTCTATATCCTTTACTCTGTGCCTTATCAAATACTTTTAATACTGTGTCACCATTTATGAATACTTGACTTGCTTTACCTTGTATCATAACCTGCCTTTGCAACATAATAAGCATCCACTACATCTGTCACAGGATTGTTTAGTTTAGATTGATCAAACTCTTTCATTAAATCAACATCTGTATCTTTTAAAAATTGTTCATACATCTTTAACTTATCAGCATTACCTTTACCTGTAGCATTCTTCTTTACCTGACCAGGTACAATACTTTCAAATCTTTTGTTGAGTTTGTATAGTTTATGTTTGAGTGTACCCATGTTTTCTGCTAGATTGAAAACTAGGCCTTTACTACCGTAAGAATATCCTTCTATAAAAATATTACCAATAGCAGTATTAATAATAGACATCGCCCAATCTGAAATCTGGTCGTGTCGTTGTGTCTCGGTGGTATAGGAAGCATGAAGTCTGCCATTTATCTTACCATTATAAAAATCACCTTCATATTTTTTTACATTTGTTAAGTAATATATTTTACAATTATCTAGTTTAAATGGTCCTTTACATACACATATAGCAGGACTAGTTAAACTATAATCAATTCCAATCGTCTTCTTCTTGTTCATTATCAAATACAGCGTCTTCTTCTTCTATCAAAGACTCTGCTCCACAGAAAGGGCAAGTTGTAGGTTCTATTTCCTCATCTGCCCATTTAATGTTATATTCTGCGTCACAATGGTGACATTTAAGTTTTGTTTGATTACTCATTATAGTTTAAAAGTTTTAAATTGATCTTTCTTAACATCTTGTTTTACACCACCGATTACATAAGATTCAATCTCTGTTTCTTGTGGTGCGTTTTGTAATGACCTGCTGTTCAACCAATGTTCAGTCCACGGTAGTGGATTTGTGTTTATTGATTGTTCATATTTAGGTTCTAATCCTATTGCTCTCATTCTTCTATTAGCAATATATTCTACATATTGATGTAATAGTTTTTCTGATAGACCTATCATACTGCCTTTTGAAAATAGATAAGTCGCCCATCTTTTTTCTTCTTGTACAGCCTCGTCATATAATTTATAAACTTCTTCTTCGGTATCTTTTATTACCTTGTCCATAACTTTATCTTTTTCATAACTTCTATAATTGTTTATAATTCTTTGTGACATTGCAAGGTGTTGACTTTCATCTCTAGCAATTAAAGATAATATCTTAGCACTACCTTCCATAAGTTTAAGTTCACCAAATGCAAATGAACAAGCAAATGATACATAGAATCTTAAACCCTCTAATATATTAACCGTCACTAAAGCAAGCCATAATGCTTTCTTTAATTCGTACATGTCAACAGATTTAGGATCCATCTTATATTTGTAACCTAATTGTATTAGATGGTCGTATTGATCTGTCACAGACTTTGATCTTTTTTCTATCTTTTGATCTTCAATGATTGTATCGAAAACATCACTAGGATCTGGATATAAATTTTTAATAATGTATGTATAACTTCTACTATGAATTGTTTCCATAAAGTCCCATGCAACAATGGCACCTTCTAATTCAGGTAAAGAAACAAAAGGTAAAAATGCAAGACATGGTCCTCTACCTTGTACACTATCTAACATAGTTTGATATTTTAGATTAGATGTAAAGATAAACTTTTGACCTTCAGATAATTGACTATAATCGTTTCTATCTTTCTGTAAAGATACTTCTTCTGGTCGCCAAAAGTATCCTAATTGTTGTTGTGTCAACTTGTCAAACAAAGGGTACTTAAAGGTGTCGTACCTTTGTACCGATAAATCATCACCAAAGAACATGGGTTGTTTTGTTGCGTCTTGGTTCTTGTCTTTGTTAAATACGGTTTTCATTTTTTCCTTATGTTGTTCTCTCGTTTGCTTTCTTTATAGAAATAATCTTTACTATCACCAAATGCCCACTTCTCTTCCTGTTCACTAAAAAAGTATCTAGTTGACACTTGAAAATCAGGTGTCTTTAAATCTTTAGGCGTTAATGATTGTTCAAACCACAACATTCTATTATTCGGTTGAGCAAAGAATTGCCCATTGTCAAGTTTACCAAAATTATGTTGTTTGTGTTCAGCAGGTACTTCCGACACAGATGTATTTATAATATTAGGATCACTATGGGTACTATCAACTGTAAACAAGTATTCACCACCCATTCTCTTACCACCTTTTAACATTATCTGTACATCACAATTCTTTAATAATCTTTTTGACCACACTTGTATGTCATAAGAGAAACCATCCCATAAAGATATTTCACCTAGTGATAATTGATCTTCTTCTTTTATATCTTTCTTCCATACAAAAGCAGATAAAGGAAACTTATCAAAACAAGCACCGTAATCTGGCATGTATGCTTCAAACATTAATGCTCTACCTTGCATTGATTTAACTGCAAGTAAAACACATTCAACTAATTCACCATGACCTTTTTCTAAATCATGTAAATATTCTTTTTTAATCCAACATTTTATATATGGTACATTTGCTACAAAGTTCATTATATTGTACACGAGTCACAATTCTCGTCCTCCTCTTTTGGTTTATCTTCTTTTGTTTCATCAACCCAACCTACTGGATGTGCTGGTTCGTCTTCGTCTTTTTTACTATCATATGTATTTTGATAATATGATGTCTTCCAACCATACTTGTAAGTGTTTAAAAGGTCTTGAGCCATAACTGATATAGGTACTTCACCATTCTCAAAGTGTTCAGGATTATAAGACCAGTTACCTGATATTGCCTGATCAAAATACTTTTGCATAACAGAAACTACATTTATATAACCTTCGTTGTTAGGCATATCCCATAATAATGTATAGTTATTTTTTAGTCTTTGATAATCAGGTACTATCTGTTTTAAAGGACCTTTTTTACTTTTCTTAATACTTAAATAATCTCTAGGTGGTTCAATACCATTAGTTGCATTAGAAACAATAGATGAAGACTCACTAGGCATTTGTGCTGATAATGTACTATGTCTTAAACCATTTTTCTTAATTTCTTTTCTCAACCATTCCCAATCATAAGTAAGTTCTCTCTTAACTAATTCATCAACATCTTTCTTATATGTATCAATAGGTAAGATACCATCTGAGTATTTTGTTCTATCAAAATAGTCGCACTTACCTTTTTCTTTTGCAACTTGCATACTTGCACTTAATAGGTAAAATTGAAATGCTTCTGTAAGTTTATCTACTTGTCGCCATGCAAGTTTTTGATTATACTTGTAACCTTTTTTAGCAAGGTAGTGAGCAAGGCCAATGTAACCTATGCCTAAACTTCTTCTTGCCTTTGTAGATATTTCAGCAGATACAATAGGATATTTTTGATGATCTATTATTTCATCTAGTGCCCTTACTGCAAGATCACAAAGAGGTTCTAGTTCATCTCTCTTATCTATCTTACCAACATTGATAGCAGATAAAATGCACAATGCAATTTCACCCTCACCATCAATATGTTGAATTGGATCAGTAGGTAGAGTTATCTCTTGGCAAAGGTTAGACATTAATATTCTATCCTTGAAAGATGAGTGGTCGTTTGAGTGGTCAATATTCATAATATAGATACGACCTGTCTCTGCTCTTTCTTTTAAGATGTCAAAGAATAACTCCTGGGCACCTACTTTTGTTTTCCACACACTAGTTTTTCTCTCTGCCTTTTCATACAGCTCATCAAACTTATCAGTACCCCAAGCCTCATACAACTCTGGTACTTCATGTGGTGAAAATAATGTTATATCTTCGTCTTTGATAAATCTTTCATAAAATAATTTAGATAACTGAATAGAGTAATCTAATTTTCTAACTCTATTATCTTCGGTACCTTTATTATTTTTTAAGACAATGATGTCTTCTATTTCTTTGTGCCAAATAGGGAAGTGAACGGTAGCTGATCCTCCTCGGACTCCGTTTTGCGTACAACATTTAACCGTTGCTTCAAACTTCTTAAGGAAAGGAATAACACCCGTATGCTGTACCTCACCGCCTCTAATCCGTGAGTTGATACCTCTGATCCTTCCTGCGTTAATTCCGAT